GCTTCCATGGCACATCAAGGAACGCTCCGTCAATGGTAAAGCTGGTGTCAATAGTCACAACTTCTCCATAGCTGACGCCCATGCTCGCGCTAGTAATAAACGCATTAAACAGGAAGTTTGTTTTCCATAGCGCAGCTCCGCCAACATCTCCAGCCGTTCCACTAACACTTCCATCCACTGCAAGATTCAAGATCACGCGAGGCGCCGTGCCACGAGGAAATAAAATATCCACCAGTTCAAAGGTGTCTTTTTGACGGCTGGCTTGATTGTCATTAATTTCGTCCTCGTAGAACAATAAAGTGGCGCTTCCCTCTCCTGATGTCATACCTGGCGAAACAGTGCGAACAGTATCTCCAAGCGCAGTGGTTTCAATGATCTCGCTATTGCTAGTCAAAGACCAAGAGCGAATTTTCGCGATGCGGTATTGATCGTCAAGAATTTCTCGCTCGCTGTCTACTCCGCGAGTTGCAGTGGTATTAATCCCAACATTAGGGCTCACGTCGATGATATTCTTTTTGTTGTCAACATAATAAAATCTCACTACATCACCAGCCTCGTAATTTGCACCAGCACTAACAACGGTAAAAACACACTGCCTGGATGCCTGAGTGGTGTTAACAGTGCGATCAGCACGAACAGCAGCCGAACGCCCATCGCCCACGATATTTCTTACTTGATAAACTCCATTTACTACCACTGAAGAACCAGTGGGCACGTTAACAGTAAAAGTACCAGTCAGTCCTGACGATTGACTGCGGGCAATATAAATACGCCCATTATTGCCCGTGTAAATCATGGCGAAGATAGAAGCTTATACGCTCATTCTAATCATAACAATCACTCTTCAACGAATTGACTTGCGTCTCCAATGCGTTTTGCAATGAGAGAAATGCCATTGCTGTCAGTAGGATGCTCTACTGCTTTTACAGTGACAATTCCCTCTTCGTTCATTTCCACATCAATCACTCTTGCTGAACGCTTTGAAAGCTTAGAAGACTTTCTTCCCACTGCAAACAAATAGCCTTCATACTTAGCCAATGAATCAGCAATGCCATTGCGAACAAGCACATTCTGCTTGTTGAATGTATTCTGCTTGCCATTATAAAGGAAGAAGTCATAAAGACTACCACCAGCTTTCTCTGGAAGCTCTCCACCAATGGGAAGATTAAGTTCTCCTCCAGCTAAAATGCTGCCAGTATGTAAATCGTCCCACGTTTCCTGCCCAATGTCAATATACACATAAGAGCCAGGAGCAATGGAAGCTTCGGAAGGCAGTGTTTGTAGCTCATACGCTTTTCTTGATAAATTGCGCATGAGGCACATAAGCCTTGCCACATACACAGCCTGATTTCGCGTGGTAACAAATTGAGACAAGTCGAGAGTTTCACGAATGCACAATGCCTCGTTCGCGCTCTTGAGTCTCAATGTCACGCTTTCATTGCGAGGAAAATATTCATCGCTTTCTGAATCCCTATAAATAGCCGTGACAATCACATCTTGCGTTGATGCTCCATAATCCACAAATTCTTCCTTATAAGATCCTTCAAGAATATTGCCTTGGTTGAACAATGTAGAAATAGGAAGCGGCCTGTCTGATAGGATTCTTCCATTTCCATCGGCTGGTACAGAGGGCACGAGAGTGGTTTGTCCTCCAATCGTGGCAAGCTCTAACAAGCTAAACGCAGAAGCTTGCGCCCAGAATTCACGCCATGATTGAGGGTCAATAATTGCTCCGTCCATAAAGAGCTTATTGCGCTGACAAAAAGCTTGGGCCTCTGCAAGACGTGGCATGTTGATGGATTCAATGCGAGCATATTGACCGATGCCATTGTCTTTGTCTAAAACAGTATCAATGAAGATTTCTGGTGCATAGCTAGATGATCTAGCCTTTGGCGATGCAACAAAAGCATCCACTTGAGCAGCAGAAACATAACTATTAGCATTGCCAGAAAGCGCTCTTACCTTCTTGCCTTTTTCCACCCATACTGTCACGTCCCGCAAATCTTGAAATCCACGTCCCGCAAAAGCATGCACTGCCAGCGTAGATAAACCTCGATACAGTGAGGCGTTGTAATCGCTCCAATTGTCTTTCAATTGCTCATTCACTGCAGCAATCGCAAGTTCTGGCGCTTGCTCATAGGAATACCTTGTTTGCGTGCGCACGTCGTAATTAAACAGCTCCCATTCCATCGACTCCTTAGGCCCTTTATTCAATGGAGGCCATGCACTAAATGGAGTGGTGACAAAGCCGTTAAATTCAACGACAATATCATTTACACCAGGAGCATTGCTGCTGTTTAGTTGACGCTTTCTGCTGTTGGCGTTAACGTAGGCGTAGCCAACGAAGTTAATTCCTCTACGACCAGCTTCCGCCTCTGGATCCGTCACGGGAGTTAAGCGAATCTTCCACTCAGCCGTACCACCCCCTTGCTTAATAAAGCGGAAATAAGTGAAAATATCTTGCTGAACAGATCCTCTAATGCAAAACACATAAGGAATGGTCTTGTATTGATCATTATCTAATGCATATTCACAAGTGAACATTGCAGTGCGAGGCTGTTGACCATTCTCTCCATTCTTGTAACCATAGTCGTCTTCGTCAGTGCCATATTTCCTTTGACGACCATTGACCTGCCTGAAGAGCTGAAGCTTGAGCGAAAGCTCAATTGCTTCGCATTTTGTCACTGAAGAATAAGCGGCCTGATCAATTCGGGCCAAGCATTTTGTGCCATTGCGTTCTAGGACACTACTGTACAAGATGGGACTATTCTCTATTAATTGCTCCAATGCGTCTATCTCCTTCTGGAGAGTCAGCGTCTTCTTGCGCAGCGAATTACGCTTTTCTCTTAATTGCTTCTTTTGCTTTTGATCGTAAAAAAAGCTTGCTTCTAGATCTTCCTCAATGTCTGCTATTTGCTGATTTAAAAGGACAATAGTTTGCTCTTTCTCTGAAATCTGCTCCTGATACTTCACCCTGTCTTGCCCTTCATCCTTACCATTCCACGCCTCATTGTAACCAATGCTTGGCATCGGCCCTGACGTTTCACAAACTAACGTGGCCTTAAGAGAACTAAATTCAATTTCCCCGCGCCTATCGTCTGTGTAAGCTACTTTCTTTGCCCTAAAAATAGCCCCACCAAGTTTATACAAAGACCCATCATCAAATACTGCCGCTGCATTCCTCAAGATGCTTTCAATGGCTTCGCGACCATCTGCTCCTTTCAGGCTGTTACTAGTGGTACTAGCAATAGTGACAACAATTTCTCCATCCTTTGGAAAGTTTGGTCGATTATTTGTCCCCTCCCAATATCCTTGAGTGCCACTAATTGAAATAGGAACAAAATCACTGGGATCTCGTCCTCCATTGCCTTTTAGTTCAATTGCTTTTGGGCGAATGGGAACAATGCCAGTGATGCTGCAAGTGTTGCTAGTAGTGGGAGCATAAGATTGGCTAAAGCCTTTCTTATTGACCTTGGCATGGGACAAAGCAGCAGTTGTAACATTTGCAGAGTTGCCATACCACGTGGGATCTTCTTTGAAGGCATTGACAGAAATGTCTCCAATGAGAGTGAAATCCTGGTAAGTGGTGGGGCCGTTATCACTAAAGTACAGCCATGCCTTGCTCCTTACCACTTGATCGAAAGGAAGCTGACCCACTGCAGTGCGCTCAGGCTTGATCTCTTCAACGGTGGATGCTCCAATGGAAAGCATGAGCTGCATGAACTGTGAGCCGCCATAGCTCAATACGGCGCTCCACAGAAGCAACGTAGAAAGCCTGACGCCACCATTACGGTTTTGATCCGTATTGGTATAAACAAGCCCCACTGGCTCTCCATAGCGAGATACTTCCTGAACACCATTGAATCCAAAGCGCGGCACTGCACGCTGCTCTCTAGTGTTGCGTCCTTGCCCTCTCGGTTGTTCTGGCTGTGGAGCAAGCAATGCTGCCGCCACTTGCAAGATAGTGCCGATAATCGTAAGGACTAAAGCAATGGTACCCACTTCATTTCTGACATCCAAGACACTGCCTTGTTTTGCGTCAATATATTCTTGCTTTGCACAAACAAAATCCAGATATTCTTGCTTCGTTACACCGAGCGCTTCAATTAAACCATGTTCATAAGGAAGCAGCGGGCGATCATTAGAACTATTCCCCGCCATCCTTCTTGCCCCAATAAAGACGTATTCTAGGTAAATTATACAACTTCGCCCTTACAACTTTCTCCCCTGCTGAAATGAAAAGAAAACCATCGTCATCAACAACTGTGCCCAAGGCCAGCCCTCCAGTGTTGCCGCATAAATAGCCCATTGCCCCAATGCGAGCATCGCACTGATCTGCATTTTCTTTCATCCATCTTGCAATCATTGCACCAGGAAATTTCTCTTCTTCCCATTTCTCGTATATCCATTCGAAATCTTGCGAATAGTCATAAAGACCAAGCCTTCTTCTTGCTTCGCTCATTAGCTGTAAACAATCAGTGGCCCCTTCATCAGGCTTCTTCCTCCATTGATACGGAAGGCCAATTAAATCATTAAAACAAACAAAGCTCATCGCAGTGAAATTTCTGCACTTGTCGGCAATGGTCCAACTAAACTACGAGAAAAAGTGGCGCGGGGAAATTGTCCTCCCACACTGTCCATTGAGCTTCTAAATCGCATTTCAATGGTAGTGTCGGAAAAAGCAGAGCCAATGCCAATATGCTGCTCCGTATAGGATGCTCCCGTGAATGCATTTACGGCATTAAGCCAGTAAGTAGTCAAAGTGAGACGACTGAGCCTGTTTCCATTGCCTTGCTCCACGATGCGCATAGCAAATGCATCATTTGGCAGCAAAAGCTGCATCATTGCATTGTCTCCGCCAATATTGGCTACGGTTCCTTCAATGCGAAATGGAGCGAAAGTATATTTGACACTACTTCCTGGCACTTGTTTTGTTTCGCCAATGAAATAATTCTGGTAGTGGTTTGTGCTGGTCTTATTGCCATTACCGTCGTACATAATTAGCTCAAAGAATTGAGCTGCACGAATAGTTGTCATACTAAGTCTCCAATGAAAGTAATGGAAATGGTGCTAAGCGCTAACACTGTACTTTCTACTTGCGGAGAATCAGCATAAAACCATTCCACATTGGGAATAGTGCGAAAGTTATCAAACGTCTCATCTTTTTTGTAGCCAGAAAACAATTCCCTTGGAATGCGAAATCCTTCAGTGGAGCCATATTGACCATGGTAGTGATCAAAAATAGTATTAAGCACACCTTCATCTACGTTTTCAAACGTCAGTTCAAGCGTATAGCCCGATGCTTTATTGCCAAAACTTCTGCGAACAGTTTTACCAGACAAGCTTGTATAAGCTTTCACTGGATAGACGCCCATCGTAAAACGACGAGACGTGGGGCGAATGGCATCATTCGCCTTGATATCATCCACTTTACGAGCGGGAGAAACGTTAGAAGGAAAGTCTGTCATAATTAACGCATACCCACTTTACGACGAGCAGAAGGAGAATTCTGAAGCTTGTCTAAGGCTAGCGAAGCTCCACGATTAGCACCGTCACGAGCAGCCATTTTACGGGTTTCAGCCATTGCTGCTTGAAGCTGTGCCACATCCACGTATTCCCTGTCGCCAAATTTAGTGGTTTGGAAGCTCATAGAAAGCACGGGAGAAGATGATTGTTGGCGGGCATTGCCCGCGAGTAGATCGCGAGAAGACTGACCACGCATTTGCACGGGAATGCTCTTGCCATCGGGAAGAGGAACAATGGCTTCGTTGTAACGCCCCTCGCCCATAAGGCCAAGAGTGGGGCCGTTCACTACGCCACCATTGGCGAAAGCACGGAAGCCACCACGAGCAATGCCTCCGTTAGCAAACACAGCACCAATTTTAGGGGCGAATGGGGCGGCTCCTAGTGCATCGGCAGTGCCATTAAATGAGCTGCTCGTACCAAATTGTCCGGCGCCCCCGCCTCCGAACATTCCAGAGAATCCGCCCAGTAAGCCTCCAACGCTGGTCATGATAGAACCAATGCCGCCAAGCACATTAGAAGTGCCACCCTCCTTCACTTGATTGATACCAGCCATGATGCCCATAATGCTTCCTGCCGCCATACCAATGCCACTCACTACGCTGCCCAAACTTTGTTGCCATGTTTTACCAGCCGCTCCATTGGGACCCATCTGTTCACCTGCCTGACCAAGACTCATAGCGCTTCCCCAGACCGAGGCATCAACCTTGCCAAGCTCCTCTGAATAGGCATTGGCACTTTCAGTAAGAGAGCCCAATGCTTCTGGTAATTGAGTGACAGCTCCCGCCGCGTAGTCGCCAATGCCTCCTGGAGCCATAATCCCGCCTATGCCTGGAGCTGACGTGCCTTGCTGCGCGCCTGGACCGCCACCATTCGCTACTTTTTCAACGTTTTTATCAATTCTTTGCTGCGTTTCACGGGCTGCCTTTAATTCCGCAAGCTGCTTCTCCATGGCAGTAAGTTGTTCTTGTCGCTTCGCATCTTCATCTGGCACACCAAAAACTGCCCCTAATTGGTCCTTAAAGAACTTCTCGACTGGCTGCATTGCAAAGTCAAAGAACATTGTCAAGGCTTGATCGGCCAAAGCTTCTTGCGCCTTTTTGAGCGCATCCACTGAATCGCCGCCTTTGGCAATTTCCTTGAACATATCTTTGTATGTTCCAGTTACGCCTTCCACCGCTTGATTAATGCGTCCAGAAGTCTCCTCCAATGCTTTAAGCGCATCGGCTTGTTTCATTGTTGCAATTGCATTTTCAAGAGAAGCAATGTTTGATTGTCGCTGGGCATCCGTTAATTTTTTAAGCCCTTCTTCATTCGCTGCAATTTGATCCTCAAGGATCTTCATGCGAGCTTTTTGTTCTGGCGCCAAATCTATTCCCTTAGCCGCCTCGGCATTGTATTTACCTAGCTCTACTTTTGCTTCGTTAATCGCGTCCTTCATCTTCGACGAAGCTGCAGCCGCCTCTTCCGCCTTCAATGCACGCTGTTCTTCGTAGTCAATATACTCTTGTGGCATGCCTTGTAAAATTAAATTATTCCGCATTTGCTGCAACTGAAGATCAAGCTTTTGTTTCTCAACAGGGAAAATGTTGTCAATATTTGCTTTAATTGTTGCCGCTGTTTGCTCTTTTGCTAGTTGAATTGCTCTTTCGATTTCCAAACTTTGCAAAGCAATCTGATTCGTGGATTGAGCAAGCTGTTTTTGCAGATCAAAGCTTTCTTTCTGCACCTTTGTATCCATGGAGAAAGAAGCAGATGATTGCTTCATTCCGCCATTGGGACGAACAAAGTATCCACCCTGCTTAAAGTAATCAAGGTCTGGATAATTGCCAGCCTTCAATCCCCTGCTCCTGCTTTGGTGGAATACATTTTGTCCGCCAGTATAAACACCAACGTGAGGAGTGTCCCCAGGTCTGCCAGTAGCAACAATGTCGCCGGGCGCCAATTTGGACCAATCCCTCATTGTTGTACCGGCATTGCGCACCGTATCTGCCCATGCAGTCACGCCGGGCAGCGAAATTCCCAAGCTCTTGTAAAAAGCTTTCACGGATTCCGAGCACATATTGGCGATGCCTGTAAACTTGCTTGCTGCGGCTGTCGCAGTGGATAGTTCTGCTGGAGTAAATCCGGCCACAGATGGACCCCCGCCTCCTCCGGTAGCTTGCGCAGTACGTTGAGCAGCGACTACGTTTAATTGCGCTTCTTGAGATTTTTGCAATGCCTTCCTGACAGCATCAACTGCATTCAATTGAATCTTTTTAAGGTCTTGGGCAAATTTAACTTGGCGAGCCTGTATATCATTGAGGCCAGAAAGCTCATATTCATTGAGTGTATCAATAAGGCTTTTCTTGTGCTCAAAAGCTGCGTCACTCAACTGTACGTCGCGGTCAAATTCAATCTTGTGCATATCATTTGCAAAATTTGCAAGCTCAATGCGGCGCTGCTGTTCTTGCTTTGCTAATTGTTCTGCATCATTGAGAGCTTTCTTGGCTGCTTGTTCATCAGGAGGTTCGGCTTCTACTATGGTGGAAGGCGTTGGCTGATTCAGCCCGATTTGCTTTTGCCTTCTCAATGCATCTTGTTCTTGCTGCTTAAGAATTGTGGTAGATTTGCGGACTTCGGCGGAAACTTGTCCAGCCTCTTGCTTGGCTCGACCAAGCTCCTGCCCCCTAAACGCTTGTATTTCAAATCTGCCTCGCTTCATTTGATTTCCTGAAATAATTCCAGCAATCTCTCTTGAATATTTTTCTGCCTCTTTTAGCGTTGCCATATCTTTCACAGAAATAAGGGGCCGACCGCCTTGCTTCATTATTTCTTTGTTCATTAGATAAATTTTCTCAAGAGTCTTATACCCTTCCGACACCGCCCTATTTTTTGCTAATTCTTGATTTAATTGAGTTGTAACTGTCATTACTTCTCCCATGGTTGCCGCGCGAGCACCTTCTGCTACTGCATTCCGAGATTCGTCTGCAGCCTCCTTGGCTCTGTCTCTCATGGTTGCGAAAGCACCCGCGATAAGCGTAATTCCACCCACTACAGCACCAATAACAGTGGTAGCAACTAATGCAGTGAGAGCAACTCTCAGTCCGACCACCTTTACTTGTGTGCCAGTTGCCGCAACGCCTAAAACATTAAAAGCGCCCGCTAACGCTGTCGCTTGCGTGGCAGCAGTCCCAAGTCCCAACAAGGCCGTCAGTCCCTTGTATAGCGATAATGCTCCCATAAGTGCCATCGCCGCAAGCCTTGCGGCCTGGAATCCCACATAAAAAGAAGTGAGCAAACTAATAACAGTAGTGAGATTGCCGCCAAGTAAATTGAGCACAGGAGATAGAACGCTTCCTATGGCTTTTGCCATGTTCATGACAAAAGTGCCTGCTTTAGTCAGTTCTTCAGTGAATTTTTGAATATCTTGGGCCTGCTTGGCAATAGCCGGATCTTGAGCGGCCCGCATTAGCGCCGTATAACGGGCTGTTAATGCAGCGACATTTTGCTCCGCCGCTTTAATATCCTTCGCATCGGCTCCTCCTGCTCGTAAATCACTTACATCTTGCTGAGCTGCTCTAAGCTGCGAATATGTGCGCTCAATTTCTCCTGTGGCAATTTTTGCCGACTGGGAAAGTTGTTTTAGTGATCCGCCTAGAGGACCAAGAATAGCTTGAGCTGCTGCATCTGCCAGCGGCGCAAAACTTTCAAGAGTACGAGCAAAATCCCCTTGAACAGTATTCAGTAAACCCTGCAAGGATTTACCTGCCGCCTGCGCTCCAGTGCCAAAACGAGTCATCAATTCATCGCTTACCTTTGCAAAAGTATCTCTAAATTTCTGCCCGACAAATTCTCCGTCTTCCATCGCCTTGCTGAATTCTTTCACCGACATACCAGCGGCCTTAGCAAAAATTGCTAATGCACCAGGAAGAACATCACCCAACTGTCCCTTAAGTTCTTCGCTCATGATTTGACCTTTACTAGCCATTTGCCCAAATGCGTAAATAACACGCTCCGCTTTGTCGGGGGTTAGTTGCAATGCGGCAGTGGCAGCGCTAATGCCAGTAAATAGTTTTTCAATAGAACCAGAATCAAAATCAGCGGGAGCCATGGAAGCATAAAGCTTTGTAAAACCGTCTCGCGTTGTTTGCAGATTTAAGCCAAATGCGCGCTGTACATTGTCAACATAGAGAAGCTCTTTCGCAAAAGTGCCAGTGTCTTGGGTGGCAGTTTGCAATGCATTGTTATATTGCTGCTGACTTTTCGCTGCATTAAGAATTTGTCCAGGCAGTGACTGAACAAATGCAAGCCCTTTATAGGCAGTACCAAACAGCAACACTTGCTTAAGCGCAAAGCCAAATTCACTGCCAAGCTCTCTCAATCCACCGACTAATGGCAGTTGACTAGCCCTGAACCCATCTAAGCTTTTTCTTGAAATGTTAAGCGCTTCATTAAAACGCAAAGCATTTTTGGCTGCGTTTACAAAAGCAGCTTCTTCTAGGCCGCCACCAGCAGCTTCGCCAACGCCAATAAAACCGCCAGGGGTTCGGCGAGGCGTTGCCGTCTTAACTGCACCAGTATATGGCGCACGGCTTCTGGGAACAGAAGGAGCCGCATAAAAAGGATTTGCTTCTATCGGAGCAGGCACGTTGTATCCCGTGCGAATTCTCATCCGATTGATATTGGCGGTAGTTTCACCGACTGCAGGCAAAGTTCTCTGAGGGGCCATTGTTAAGGGCACTCTTGAGCCCGGCCTAAATTGCGGCTCTTGAGGACGCAATGTTACATCCCTAACGCTCACAGGAATTACTGCTTGAGCTTCTGCCGCCTTTAATGCTCCTGTAACTTTTTCTAATAGCGATTTTACAGCATTGCCCACTTGAGCTTTTTTAGTCCTAGCTTCAGCATCTTGCAACGCTTGAGCTAAATAGGCAAACGCTCCCATTGCATCTCTGATGCCCATGGAAGTTTCCTGAACATCCACTTCCACCACTTCAAAAATCTTGCGTAGATTCCTTTCTAAGGCTGCATAAATACGCCTAACGTCAACCAATGCGCCGCCTGGTCCTTCTTCTCCGATCTGCCCGCCAAGGCCCCGATAAATGCCTTGTACGCCTTGGGAAATGGCGGTGCGTTGCGTTACGCTTGGCAATAGTCCAGCCACGCCAGCAGGCAATCCTCCCGACGATGACCGAGCCACTTGCATTGTCTGAGCCGCAGATTGAATGGTCTGAACCTTGGCCGCTTTCAGCGCAGCAGGATCCATGCCAAGCATTTGGAGAAGCCCACGAGCAAATGTATCAAGCACCCTATTTAGCCCGCTTCTATCTGGATTCCTCATTACCGCCTGAGGATCGAGATACTTGGTGATAGCCTCAATACTTGCTTCTTGAACTAGCTTGTCAATTAATGCGGCCGCTGTCTCACTCTTGTATTTGTAAGCGCCTTTTACCCCAACTTGGCCAGCGATATTCTTTAAACTTCCAATTCCCTCTCCCGTAATCGCTGCGCGAAATTGTTCACGTCGCGCAGCTTCTGTTACACCACCGCCGGCCATCCGCTCAGCACCAATGCGAGCGATATCCTCCATTTTTCTTGCCACTTCGGCTTGAATTTGAGCGGGGGTTTTTGCAATATCGACTTCTGCTTTTATCTTGATTGCAATGCTTCCCAGTTTTTCATTTACCGCTTTCTTAAAATCAGAAACATCTGCATTATTTATTGACGCTTTAATACTAGTGGGCACCCGAAGTTTTCCACCGCCCTGTTTAATTTTTTGATCAGACTGAATACGATCCTCTATCGCATCTAATACGTTCCTAGCCTCTTTACCAGTGGCGCCATTTTTAATTGCGACAGTCACTTGCGCCTGTTTTGCCAATGCCCTGACAAATGCGGTTACGTTCGGTGTAGCAAGCCTTGTCGGAAGCTGAATTTCCCCGGCCCCCCCAGACACAATATCCCTGCGAATTTGCGCTCGTATCTTGCGAATTTTTTCTTTGCTAAATTTTTCAATATTGGCCGAAGCATTGATGCTCAGCTCAACTTTTTCGTCCTTGAGCGCTTTAAGGGTCTTTTGAAAGTTGGCGACTTTATCCGTCAGCGCGTTGAGAGTATTGCTCTCAATTTTTACGTCAAACGACTTTTTGCCACCTAAGTAGCGAGTCAATAGGCGATATTGATCTGCAATACCTTTTTTATTGAAACGAACATTGATATCAATTGGCTGCCCCGCAAGAGAAGACGACGCCTTCTGTAATTCCTGCCTGAAGAAATTAAGGTCAAGACCCACCTTAAGGGTCATATCAGCATTTTGACCTGCCATCTTCAACTGCTCGTTATTGTCTTTATTCTATAATCATTGATCCTGATTACGCCCAGTAAAAGCTTTTAAATCATCAGCCAACAATGCAATCACCCGCCCATCCATCTTCCTTGTCTTCATTAAGCGCTGGAAGACGATCAAACTAGCATCCGTAACACCTGTATCTTTCTTGATTGCTTTTGTATCAAATGGCAAGAAATCTTCTGGCTTCACCTTGGACTTCCGTCCCGCCATCATGCCAGCCGCCATCGTGCCAAGCTTGGCGATGGCAACGCTCTGTACATTATATTTTGCTACGTCATGCTTGTCAAGATATTTCAACGCACGCTTAATATCAGACAATGGCTGCAAACCAAATTGATCTGCATGCCATCGCCTGTCATTAAAATCTGATGCGGAAAGTCGGAAATAAATTTCGTTCCAATCCGTTAAGTTTTTAAGCTGGTTACGCGCTCGCGCTTCCAGCATTTCGGCTACTGAGGACCATTCCTCTTCGTCGCTTTTTTTGCTGCCATTGCCTCCTGCGTCTCAGCGTTTTGCTCTTCAGCAATAAACTCAACCACTTTTGCAATGGCTTTACGAGGCAGATTCTTAGTATCTTCCAACTCCCAGTCAGCAAGGTCCTGCCACTCACCGTCAATCATGCCCTGACCGCGAGAGCGAATAAAGGCAGTGACCATGCGGGCGTTAGTGCTCTCCACCGAAGAACCGCTGGTAATCATGCTCAGCGTTTCCTCGGTGTATTCCGAGAGAAGTTCAGCTTCAGTAATGGAACCACCGCCTCCCTGAAGCAAACTAAAGGCTTCGTCCAGCGGAATGTCCTTTGCAGTGGCAATGCGCTTAGCCAGTTGCACAGCCCTAATAGTGGCTTGGCTTTGCAACTTACTAATTTCTTCCTGTTCAATTGCTTCAGCGACAAGCCAGCCACCATATTTCTTCATGCGAATTTCAGGAAGAAGCTCAAAATAATCTTCGGCTTTAGTCTGCAGAAGGAAGCTGTATTTGCTCATGATCAAGAACGTTTAACAATGCGTTGAACACCTTCACCCTTTCGCTGCTAGAGCGAAATTCTTTAGGCACTTCAACAAGCAATGAATGATTTTCGTTGCTTATTCTAGTGGTCTCTTCTCGACAAGAAATAAGACAGAGGATGCCCACCTCCATGGACGCTCCGTCAAGTTGATTATTAATGGCATGAACAGAGCGGTCTTCGCTCCATAGATAGTCAATATTCATGCACTAAACGCAAATTTAATTCGGCGTTTCAATGCTAACTGTACATCGCTTCCTTCAAACAATGCAGGCGAAGCAAGCTCGTCTGTCCATTGTCGAGGATAACCAGCGCTTGTTCCCAGTCCTTCATGCACATCCACTGCATAGTGATAGCCATTCTTGGGGTTGGTTGCGTCCCATGTCCACGATGCGACAATCGTAGAACTGCCTAGGCTCACATTGAAACTATCCAAGCCGCTTTCGTAAAGAGCACCAAGATCATAAATATCGCGACGACCCTCGCCAATTAAATCGCCATTTTTTCTGCGCGTTTCCCTTCCATATTCCCATCGGCTCATGTCTCTAAATTGCTCGTCCCAATAATCTTTCTGAATATCTTCTCTTGTCCATTCTTCAAAAGCTTTAGCAAGTTTTGCCGCCAGATTACTGGGATTACTAAATGAACCACCGACAATAATTCCGCTCATGGTGCGATCAAATTGCGCAGGATCATATCGGGCACCACGCTCATAAGCTACGTCATCACCGGGAAAATATCGAGGCGTAGCATCAGGAAAACGTCTCACCATTCTGTCCATGGCAGTGGCAAGCGTGCCACTATTAGGCGTGAACTGCGTGAGCACCACTTCCCACACCTGACTCACCTTTACAGTGCCTCCCAATGGAGAACGAGGATTCAACTGAGGAAACTCTCGCATTGTCACCTCTAGTCCTTTCACCTTCCATTCATTGGGAACGCTTTGCCTTCCCACTACATACACAGCAGGAACAGTTGAATTATTTGGCAGTGTATAAGTGCCAATTAAATTAGGCGATGCAGATAGTAGTTCCGTGACAACTTCCCGA